CCAACGTCAACGACGATTCCCCTGCGCATCCCGCAAACTCGCACGAGCGACACACGTTGGGAATCCTCAAAGGGACTCGTGCGTTAGGACGCAACCACTAGCCAATCACGACGACCCCGAGTCATGCGTCAGCATCCGCAAGGATGCCAGGGAAGCGTTGACAGGGGAACATGAGGGCAGAGTATTGAGCCGCGAAAAGTTGACGTCCAGGGTGCCGACGCCGTGGAGACCAGCGGAAGGCAACACGGGCTGGGGCGCTATACCGAGGCGACCATCCCCGAGGACACCGGCTTCATCACGAAACCGGAGATCGCCCGCGACCTGATTGCGACGGCCCTTGATGCCGGCATCCCGTGCGCCGATGTGCTGGCGGATGCGCTTTGCGGCTGGGACAAGGGCTTGCGCGTCATGCTTGAACGGCGGGAGCAGCCGCACGTGCTTGCGGTCCGCTCGAACGAGCGGCTGATGGGGGGCTCGTTGCAGACCCGAACGGCCGGGGACTGTCAGGAATTTCGTGTGCAAGCGGCCGGTTGACGATTTACGCGGCCATTGCCCTCGTGAAACGCTCGCTGAAGATGACAGCGAACTGGGCTTTAGCCGTGCACCACTCGCGCGGCGGCATTTTCCACTCCTTTTCGGAGCGGTTCAAGACCAGGAACAGGAGCTTCATCGCGGCCTCGTCGGTCGGGAAGTGGCCCCTGGCGCGGACGGCGCGGCGCAGCTTGGAGTTCAGCGCCTCGATGGCGTTGGTGGTGTAGAGGATTCTGCGCACGTCCGCCGGGAAGGCGTAGAACGGGACGACTTCGCCCCAGGCGCGCCGCCAGCTCTGACCGATGGCGGGATAGCGGCGGCCCCAAAGCCCGTCCTCGAAGGCCGTGAGCGCGACCTCGCCGGCGGCGGCGTCGACGGCCCGGTAGATGGCCTTCAGCGCCGCCGCGACCGGCTTGCGATCCTTGTAGGAGACGAAGTCGAGGCTGTGACGCAGCAGATGGACGATGCAAGTCTGGACTGTGGCCTCCGAGAACACCGCGAGGATCGCCTCCGGAAAGCCCTTGAGCCCGTCGACGACGGCGAGCAGGACGTCTTCAACGCGGCGGTTCCGGAGCTCGTTCTTCACCCGAAGCCAGAACTTCGCGCCTTCGTTCTGCTCCAGCCAAAGGCCGAGGATTTCCTTGGCTCCGTCCGCTCGGACGCCGAGGGCAATATGAACGGCCTTGTTGCGGACGAGGCCTTCGTCGCGGACCTTGACCCTCGGCGCGTCGAAGAAAACGAGCGGATAGACCGGCTCCAGCGGCCGCGCCTGCCAGGCGGCGATCTCGTCCAGCACGGCGTCCGTCACCGTGCTGACGAGGTCGGGCGAGACGTCGATCCCGTTGAGATCGCGCAGATGCCCGACGATCTCGCGGGCGCTCATGCCGCGGGCGTACATCGACACGATCTTGTCGTCGAAGCCCGGGAAACGGCGCTGATACTTGGCGATGAGCTGCGGATCGAACGTCGCTTGCCGGTCCCGGGGGATATCCAGCTCCAGCTTGCCGGTCTCGGTCGTCACTGTCTTACGACCGTAGCCGTTGCGGCTGTTGCCGGCCGCGTCGGACGACAGATGGTGGTCCATCTCGGCGTTCAGCGCCCGCTCGGCGAGCGCCTTCTTCAAATCGTCGAGCAACCCATCGGCGTCGAACGCCGTCTTCGGGTCCGCTCCCCCCAGCAACTGGTCGAGGAGCGTGTCAGGTATGCGGGGAGCCTTGCGTCGGGCCATGGGCTATCTCCTTCGATGCCATCATGACCGGCCGCACACGAAATTCCTGACAGTCCCGGGCGGCCGCCAAAATCGCCGACGCGATGGCTCCCGGCAACTTGCAACGGCTTGCTGCGGGCGAGGACGACACCGGCCCGCGGCATTTACGACCGGCACGCATCCGCCTGTTCCGCTCCAGGAACCAGGGCAACCGTTCGACCATCGGCTCCTGGTCAGGCGCAGCCTGCGCGACACGGAAGAGCGGGCCTACTATGTCGTGTTCGCGCCTGCCGATGTGGGCCTTGCCGAAGTCGCCGGTGTCGCCGGGCTCCGCTGGACCATCGAGACCTGCTTCGCAACCGCCAAGGACGAACCCGGCCTCGACCATTGCGAGGCCCGCTCGTGGCACGGCTGGCATCGCCACATGACCCTCGTCATGGCGCGCTTGCCTTTCTCGCCAAACTGCGCGTCGACCTGATGCGCGCGTCAGTAGCCGAACCCGACTCTGGAAAATGGAACGAAAGGAGTCTGCGCCCTGCCGCCAGCCCCTTCGTGACCCGCTCGCCACAGCTCGGTGTCACAGTCCAGGCGATCCGCCACCTTTCGCCTGCGCCGTCTTCGCCAGACCGAGTGCCCACAACCTCATCACGGCGCCGCAACGGCAAACTGGGCTTTTGGCCTCGCCGCCCCTATGATGGTTGCACATACTCAAAATTTTTGATTAGGCACTTTTCTCAGGCTGTTGGAAATGTGGTACAAAACAGAAACGCGCGAATGGATTGGCGAGGTTGAGAGATGGCGCGCATCAGGGTTCAGTTCCAGAAGGGGCTCGGCGAGGCGCGCTTCGACGAGCTTTACGGGAGCGAGCATCGGTGCAGGGAGGCGGTGTTCGGCTGGCGCTGGCCGCACGGCTTCGTCTGCCCCGGCTGCGGCGGGCAGGATCACTGCGTCATCAAGACCCGCGCCCTCTACCAGTGCACGTCCTGCCGGCGGCAGACCTCGCTGATCGCCGGGACGATCTTCGCCTCGACCAAGGTGCCGCTGCGCACTTGGTTCCGCGCCATGTACCACCCGACGCAGAGCAAGGGCGGGATCTCCAGCCTCGAACTCGGCCGCCGCCTCGGCGTTACCCAGAACACCGCCTGGAAGCTCAAGCACAAGGTGACGCAGGTGATGATGGAGCGGGACGCAGGCAAACGTCCGACCGGCCGGGTGGAGAAGGACGACGTCTATCTCGGCGACGAGCGCTGCGGTGGCAATCGTGGCCGCGGCGCGCCGGCAAGACGCCGATCATCGCCGCCGTCGAGACCAAGCCCGAGGGCCAGCCGGTGCGCCTGAACCTGCGCCGGATCAAGAGCTTCCGCCGCAAGGAGGTGGAAAAACTGGCCCGGCGCAGCCTCGATCCCGGCGCGACCGTCATCAGCGTCGGCCTCGCCTGCTTCCGCGGCATCGCCGACGCCGGATGCACGCTTCAGCCGATCCACACCGGGTCCGGCTGCAAAGCGGTGCTGACGCAGGCCAACACCCGCTCGGCAACATCAAGACCGCCATCACCGCCACCTACCGGGCCATCCGCCAGATCCCGCGCTACTTGGCCGAGTTCGAATATCGCTTCAACCGGCGCTACGGTCTCGCCGCCATGATGCCCCGCCTCGGATGGGCTGCCGCTCGAAGCCCGCCAATGCCCTACCGCCTCCTCAAACTGGCTGAGGCTCACGCGTAATCAGGAAGTTTTTAGTTCGAACCGTGCTCCTTTTGCGATACTCTCGCGTACCCCCGATGACAACCTAAATTTCTTCGGACCACTGCCGCAATAGTAGTCGCTCTGCCTGTCTCGGTACATTCAAAGGTTCCAGGAACCTCCCTGATCACCCTTAAAGGTAAGACAGCTCCCCAGCTGACTGCGCGCCACATTCATGCTAACGTCACACTTGGCATGTCACAGAGAGCCACTATATATGTTGGAAGACATCATCGCAATCCCAGCTCCTCTTCTTCCACCCCACTTGGCATTGGTATGTCGCATCATATCAGATGCATTCGACGAGGGTTCCTCGCCTCAAACGGACTCGCTAATCGAGCGGAGCCTTGGGCCTTCCGTTAAGCCACATCGCGGAGAAATTGCGTTCAAGACGTTCCTTTTGGCCTCGGACAGGAATTTAACGCCCAAGCAAGTTGCAGATACCGCTTGCTCGGCACTATTGAAGTACCCAGATCTAATTGCGCACACTAACATCGATTTGCCCTATGTTAATATCTCTCTCAACTACTCCGCCTTTGCAAATCAACTTGTTAATATATCAACTTACATTGAATCTTCTATAATTCAAGCTAATAAGACAATCGTCATTGAGCATACCCAGCCTAATACGCATAAAGCGCTACACATCGGCCACCTGCGCAACACAATCCTAGGGGACACTATCTATAGACTTTTACGTCTTTTTTATATGCGCGCTTACGCCGTTGATTATCATGGCGACGAAGGAATGCATGTAGCCCGGGTTGTATGGTTTATCAAAAACCATTACCCAGATATCCGCGATATCGAGCCCTCCGGCTCTTGGCTGGGCGACATCTATCCCCAAGCAGTATCATTGTCGGAGGCGCCTAACGATGCTCCGGATTCAAAAATACGAAACGACATTTCGGACACGCTCAAAAATATCGAAAACCGGTCAGGCAAAGATTTTGAAATTTGGTCTATAACAAGGCGCTGGTCCCTAGATTATTTTAAGTCTATATATGAATGGCTTGGGGTACATTTTGACGATGAATTTTGTGAATCTGCTGTGTCAGTTGCCTCCCAAAACCGGGTAGATGAATACTTAAAAAAGGGCGTATTTGTAGAATCAGAAGGAGCTATTGGCTGTGATTTAAACGAGTATGACCTTGGATTTTGCTTACTTCGCAAGAGTGATGGAACCGGTCTGTATGCGACGAAGGATGTTGAGCTTCTGATCGAGCGATATTCCAAGTACCACTTTGACGCTTGTATCTACGTTGTCGATAAACGGCAGCATCGGCATTTTCAACAAGTGTTCCATACGGTACATAAAATGGGATACGCGGCTGGACTTAAATGCCATCATTTAGCCTACGACGTAGTAAAGACGAAAGAAGGTGGCCTATCATCAAGGAAAGGCGGAGCTATATCGGCGCATGCTCTCTTGAATCGACTAACGGAGATTGCGAACGAAAATATTAGAAGGAGAGGCGGATCCAACGAACCTTCTGAGGATATGGAGACGGCAGCGCATGACATTGCCCTGGCCTCTATCCGATATGGAATGTTGAAAGTTGACGCCCAAAAACCAATAACGTTCGATATCGAAGGGTGGTCAAATGTGGAGGGAAATACCGGACCTTATTTGCTATATACGGTTTCGAGGATGGGATCAATACTTCGTAAAGCAGACAAATCGATAGACGATATTATTACAATTTCGAATAATAAAAGCGAGCTCTTATCGCTCTTATCCCACGATCGCGAACGCATTATGTTGGACGCTATTCTTCGTGCTCCATCCGTGATTCATGAGTCAGCATCGCAGCTACGGCCAAGTATCCTCTGTTCATTTATTTTTAATTTATCGCAGCTGTTTAATTCCTATTATTCAGAGGTAAAAATACTATCTGAGCCCAATCATTTATTGCGCGCCGCCAGGCTCCAGCTACTAGAAACACTAGTAGGCCTATATAAAATTATATTTGCTCTCCTCGGTATTAATGTCGTTGAAAGGTTATAATGTTGGATGCTGTACGTGCAGGCCTCACGCCGACGTTTACGGGCGTTAGTTGGGCTTTTGCTCCTTCACATATTTTTACGCCGCTTCGGGCAGGTGCTCTTTCCGTACCGTTGGCGACGATTCCGGTCGATCCATATGATTTCACATCCTGCCGTTTTAGGTGTGGAGCAAGAGGTACCCTTAACCTTTCTGGTCGCAGATTAGCCTGGAATCCCCCAGATTATGTGGATTCTAACGGGGGTTCGTATTTTGTATTATCGCTTAGTAAAAATTCCAACCCGGAATATGGAGGACGGCCCCGGGCGTTTCGGTGGTTTTCGTCACCACTCTTGAGATCTACTTTCTTTCCCGCATTTCTATCTGCGCTTATTGATCGATATTTCATTTGTGATAAAGGCAGCCTGCGGGTCTCCTTGCAGATTATCGTTTACAGGCCTCGACCGAACGTTTTGGCCAGAGCAACCCCCAACCTTGTCCACTATGATGAAGTTGGTTGGTCAAGTATAACGATACTCCAGAAAGGGAATATCTCCGGCGGGGAGATGGTAATATTTAATCGTGAGGCTGCCGGTTGCGAGGCACCAAATCTCAGCCTTGATCAAAGAAAGGCGTTCTTTCCTATGGCGGATCCTCTAGATACGGTCATATTTAATGATGATCTGGTTGCACACTACGTCACCGAAATGACAGCAACCATATCGTCATCAAAGGCTATCAGAGCCGTTTTAATAGTGGATTACGAATGCTCAAGTGCTTGAATTTATGCCAGCAAATAGTATCTCCTGCGTTGAAGCGCTCTTTATGGTAGCGGTGGCAATCTGGTGCAATGCTTTTGAACGAGATTCCGCTTGGCGTTGCCACGTGGAACCCCTTCGTTCGCTCGGTAGCACAATCTCGTCAAAGCCTTCAATAAGATAAAGCGTCGCATGAACATCGTTGGTTTGCCGAACCTCGTATAGGGCAATTACGCCGCCAGAAAACAGACTATCCGTATCATGCCTATTTACTAGATATATTCTGAGGTTATTATGAATGCATTCGCGGGATATGCTAGGTGCAGCAGCATCTTCTAAATGTTTAAGAAAGGCGTGTATTCGTGGCATTGGTAAATCGTTTGGAACAATATATGTATATTTTTTGTTTCGATCTAGATTTTTGGCAACGGATTGAAGTAGATCGAATTCATCGATGTCTGGCCGTAAATCTTGGGTTATCAACCAAACGGCGGCGCACGATTCAGAGTCCTCAATAGCTCCCAGTTCGAGGCCGTACACATACTCGCCCTGAAAGATAACTTGGCCGTTTTCCTGCGCAATTTTTTGAACTGCTTGCAAACCAGCTACCAGCGACTCATACTGAAGTCTGAGGGAATTGTGATCGATGGCGACGTTTTTTACCCGCAGCAGCGTGGTGAATGCAATATTGTTTATCGTCTTTAGCGTTCGTACATGTGTCTCCGTTAGACTTTTTGTTTGTTGGGAGTGTAGTAATTGAGCGTTATCGTTTTGCAACGCGTTGGTAGACCTTAGTGCCGTTAGCTCAAACGTCATAGCTTGGCTATCGAGCTTAGATTTATAATAAATATATAGCGCCAAAATACCGGAAACGATGGCAAGAATATATCCAATGAGGTCTTTTATCTCTATGGTCATTGGGCACCTACAGAAGATTAGAGAGCAAAGTTGAAAAGTTTTCTACATCATTAGGTGTTATATTATACCCATCGATGGACAGTTGCGGGGCAACCTCCAGGTTCTTACGCTGCATCGTAAGGTCGTAAATGGCTCTCCGCCTGGACGGCACAAGGGAACATAAAATTTCTTTAAAGCATGGGTAATCCTTTGTGCTTAAAAATAGGCAATCGAGCCAATCGTGTATCGTCAATGGACCTACCCGATCCTTAAGCTTTCGTAGCATTACATGTTGATAGCTTTCGGCGCAGATGTCTGCGACAGTCAAGGTATAGGGTTCATACAGGGGGCCTGCTAAAATAATGTCTATTACTTGCCCTTGGCTCTCCAAACGATGGCTGGTCGCAGAGAGGGAAATAACGCCAATGTGCGGCGGATACGACATGAGTTGCGAGGAAAATAGATTGAATACCTGGGCGTTCCAGACGGAAAAATCGATGTCTTGAGGCAATCGGGGCCAACCTTGCATATAAAGTGCTGCACTGCCCGTTAGGGTGAGGTCGTCATCTCTGGATCGATAACTCATGCTCTCGTATAATGCATTTGTAAGGTCCGCCTTCAGAGCACTGATGTTCTTTGCGAACTGTACGCGTTGCTCTTGGTAAAATGCCATTTACCTGCTCTTTCGACCCATTGGGGTTTTGCATCGCTTTTGCGGAATCCCTGGCTTGGCAGCCTATTGAAGATGTGTCCGTTGTGATCATGTGGGGTTTGCGGTGGCGGCGACGATGAAGAGGGCGAAGTCGCCACGGCCGTCGGCGTCCGGGACAGCGAAGAGGGGGATCACCAGGATTTGCTCGTTGTGAACTAAGAACACCAGCACCCGGCCGTGGGCTGCGGCCTCCTTCGAGGTGCCGGCACCGATCAGCAGGCGCATCACGATGCCGAGGTTGTGGCCGGGGAGGTGAATCAGGTAGCGCTTATGGACGTTTTTCGCGGCCGCGCAGCCAGGTCCGGCGCATGCAGCCACGTTCGAGAGTGTGAGCAAACGAGCGCTCGACGATCTCGGCGAGTTTTCGCATCGCCGCCTTGCCAACGGCGGAGCGCAGCCTGTTGCGGTTGGTGTGGGACGGCGTCCTGCGCCTCGGTATCGCCATGCCCGCGTAGCAGCGACGAGCGCAGCGGCTCGGCGATCCGCGTTTTCCAGACGCTCCCGACGAGATCCTTCAGCACCGCGCGGGCGTGGCAGCCATTGTCGGCGACGAGTTCCGCGGGCTCGGCCGTCGTCGGCGTCCAATCGTCCTTTGCCAAGTTCGCCGCGGCCGCCTCCAGCGTGTCCGGCAACGTCGTCGTGTCGCCGCCGTCCGTCGGGTGAATCTCGGCCGCGATCACCGCGCCGGTGTCGAGATCGACGGCGTGTTCCGGCTTGTGGGCCAAGTGCGTGCTGCCTTCCTTCATCCTTACAATCTTCGCCTCGGGATCGGTCTTGCTCACTCAGTTCTTGTTGGACAACTTTTTGCTCTTGCGGGCTCGGTCCACGCGAATGAGATCGTCGGTGGACGGCGTCATGATCCCGCTCTGTGCGGCCATCTACTTCAGCATCTCCCGGTAGGTTTCGCCTGTTTCCCCGGCGCACGATCGTCCTACGCGCGGCATTCGCCTCCATGGTCGAGGCATCGGCGCCGACCCGGTCGCCGTTCACCAGGCCGTGCTCGGCGATCAGCGCCAGCACCCAGCCGAACACCGTCGCGTGAACCTCGGCGGGCAGGCGCGAGCTCGTCTTGGATAACCAGGAGTGGTCCGGCACCCGCTCGGTCGTCCGCAGACGCAGAACCTCCCGCTGCCACAGCGAGTCCGCACAGCACCATTCGATGACGCGTTCGGAGTCGATGCCTTCGAAGTAGCCGACCATGTGCATCCGGAAGTACCGGACGAGTGAAACCGTCGGCGCCCACATCTTCGCTGCGTAATACGGCTTGCACCTCGCATCCGCGAACGCTTCGAACCCGGCCTCGATCAGCACCCGCTGAAGCCGATCGTAGAAAACGTGGCCCGGTGAGCGCGGCATCTCCCGCCACGTCACCACCAGATCCCTTGCCGATTCCCCCTGTCGACCCCGTGCCATCCGCCCAATCCCCCGAGACCCCCGATCAACCCAGAGAGTCTGAAACAGCGCACTTCGTCAACGGGCTGTTGGGTTAAAATAACGAAGTTCTTACCACAGCAAGTTGGCCATGTCTGGCGTAACTGCTCACCGGCCTGGCATTTTTTGGTTGCGCGGGCGGACTGGATGTGAGTCAGGGTATGGCTGACTCCGCCGTTTCGGTACCGCCTCAGCGACCGGGAGAGGGATGCGCTGCTTGCGGAGCAGGCGGCGCTGAACGAGCGACTGGCGGCGGGCGTTACGCAACTTGAGGCGCTGTTGGCGAAGCCGAGGAAGACTTCGCAGAACAGCCACACACCGGCATCGCAAGACCGCAAGCCGGGCGTGCGTGGGGACAAGAAGCAAGACAAGCGGCGCAAGCCGTGGCTGAGACGCCCGGGCTCGGCACGGCCGCTGACCGACGTGCCGGACGAGCCGGTCAAACGGCTGGCCACGGCGTGCTCGCACTGCGCGGTGGACGTCTCGGGGCAGAGGCAGGCTTGCCGCCACCGCTATGATCACATCGACATCCCGCCGATGGCGCCAGTGGTCGCGCGTATCGAGCTGTTCCGCGGGCGTTGCGCCGCCTGCGGCCGCCGCTCCCGCGCCGCGGCGCGGGAAAACATGGTGCCGGGCAAGCGAGATCGCCGCTGAGGATCCACTCGTTTGCGCATCGCTTTGCCATAATAATCATGGCGTACAGCAGGCGGGTCTTCGCCTGCTTGCCCGCCGGCACCCGCAGCGTGACGCCGGACGCCAGCGACGGTAATCTGCCCCGTGCCGCCCTGCACGATCTCGACTCGGGCGCCGAGCGGGAAGGCGACCGCGGCGCCGCTCGACACGGTCACCGTGATCGCGGCGGCGTTGGCGCACTCGGCGAGCGGCGTGCGCCAGGGTGTAGCTGGTGCGGTGTGGAACGTCGGCGCCGGCGTTGCCGCAGGGCCGCGCCGTCGGCGGCCAACTTCTCCGCCGGCAGCACCTGCATCGGCAGCAGCCGGGCGGCGCTGGTCTGGTCGACGTTCTTCAGGTCCACCGCGATCGAGGTGATCTTCGAGGTGTTCAAGCACGTCTTGCACAGCGGCACGGCAACGGGCGGCGCCCTGGTCGCCGTCCTGCTCACGGTAATTAGCTGTCTGCTGACCGCGTTCGACGTGCCGAAGCATTGAGGGGGCGCGGGCCGCTGCGCCTAAGCAGGATTCCCCTGGGCGGTCCACACATGGCAGAATCTGGTGGAGTGGCCACTGGATGTAGAGGAAGTCATGGCGGGTCGTCCTCGTGTCGTGGCGACGGCGGAGCAGTGCGGGGAGTTGCGCCTGTTGGCCGGCTCGTCGGATCGGGAGGAGGCGGATCGGGCGCGGGCGATCTTGCTGTCGCTGCAGGGCCGGTCGAGCGTTCGCATCGGCGAGGCGTTCTCGGTCGCGCCGGACAGCGTGCGGTACTGGCGCTGGACGTTCGGCCGCGAAGGCGTGGCGGGTCTGCGCGCCCGAAAGGCGCCGGGGGGGCCGGAGCCGGTGAAGGCGCGGGCGGCGCTGTCGGTGGTCGCAGACGTGCTGGCGGACGACGTCGCCGCTCGGCCGAACTGGACGTTGCGACGCTTGCAGGACGAGATCGAGAGGCGATGCGGCCTGCGGATCTCCAAGTCACGGCTGAGCGTGGTGATGCGCAAAAACGGGGCTTCCGCTGGCGGCGGTCCCGGCACACGCTGAAGGGACGGCAGGACGCCGTCGCCGTCGACCGCTCCGGCCTGCGCCTTCGTCTGCTGAAGCAGCAGGCTCGCGCCGGCGACATCGTGCTCTTGTTCCGAGACGAATCCGAAGCTCTGACCCACCCTTATCTCGCCTACGCCTGGGCAAAGCGTGGCGCCGACCTGCGCGTCGAAGCGCCCGGCCAGGCACGCAAGGTGGCGATGGCGCGCTCGACGTCGCCGCCGGCACCCTCGTCGTCGAGACCAGCCGGACGAAACGAAGCAGCGACTTCATCGCTCTGCTGGCGCGGCTCGACGAGTTCTACGGCCCGATCCACACCAGCAAGGCGTCGCGCGCCGTGCTCGAGGCGCGGCCCTGGCTGCGCGTCGAGTGGCTGCCGAAGTACGCCCCCGAACAGAACGACATCGAACACGTCTGGCGCGACCTGAAGCGGCACTTCCTCGCCCATCGAACCTTCCGCGACCCGGACCATCTCGACCAAGCCATCCACAACGCGCTCAAAAACCTCAACAAGCATAGACAAACCAAAGCGTGAGCAGACCAGCGAATCGCTGCTTAGGCCCTGCAGGCGGCTCCTGCTGAATCTCCCGACGCACGTGCTCTCGAGCTCGTTTTCAGCACGCCCCCATCTGCGCCAGATCTGTGGGGGACCGAGGTCAGTTCGCGAGGCGTTTCGATCAGGTTTGAGGTGTGTTCCTGGACATGCTGTCCTGTATCATTGGCGATCATCGGCACGCCGATCTGTGAGCAGACCCCAGAGTTGTGGCGGCTGCGCATTTGCCTTTCCCGACGTCGAGTACGTCGAGCAACAGGGAGACGTTGCCGGCCACGCTCGCAGCGAGCGCGACAGCCGGCAGGTTCACGAATCGGGAAATCGGACCAACCCCCGCTTCGGTACGCCGATGTTGCGGCCGAGGCGGTGCGACGCTCGCCGGCTCGGTCGTCGTGCCACGACGGCCAGACAGGCACGGATCGGGCGCCGCATCATCGCGTCGCCCACCGGCTCACCCCTGGTCGAGTTCGCGCAGCGCCACGATTCGGCCGTCGTCGAGCGCTGCCTTGGCGCCGTTGAGGTCGTCGAACAGCTGCTGCCCCTTGCCTGCCTCGGCGCCGAACTCCGCTTCCAGTGCCGCCATGTCGGCCGGGCCGGAGGCGACATAGATCATCGCGTTCGCCGCCTCGACGACGCGGGCGAGCTTGGCCTTGCCGTCGAGGATAGAGCCGATCGCTTCGGCGGCGAGCTGGCCCATGGCGGTCGAGGCGTCAAAATGTACTCGTGCAGTCATGCTTCAGGTCTCCTGTGCGCGCCGGACGAGAGCGTCCAGCGGGTTGCGATCGAGAGCGTCGCGGAAGCGGCGGGCGCGCCGGGCGGCGCCGGCCTGGACGTAGCGGGCCGGGTCCGGCGCCGGCACCCAGGCGCTGCCGTTCCAGCGGTCGGCGCCGTTGCCGGGCGGGGTCTGAACCTCGATCGCACCGGACGGCGGCGGCGCGCCGTCGAACGAGCCGAGATAGGCACCGGTCGCGTCGACGTAGAACCGTTGCGTCATACCCAGGCCCTCACCACCAGTTTCCAGTTGGCGGCTGCGATGTTGACGGTACCGCCGGTGGTCTTGTTGGCGACGTAGGGCGAGCCGGACGAGAACCGGACGGTGATGTTCGTCAGGTCCGGCACCACCGACGTCGCGAAGTTGCCGGTCGCCGCCAGCAGCGGCGTATGGTCGCCGACGCTGTAGCCTTGCTCGGCTGTCTTGCAGACCAGATACGGGAAGTAGAATGTCGGCTCAACGCCGAGCCCGTGCGCAATCGTCAGCGAGCCGCCGAGCGTGATCGTCTGCTCGGTGCTCTCGAACCACTTCTGGAACGGCAACGGAGCGCCGCCGCGGTAGTAGCCGTTCTGCGCGTTGATCAGACCGGGGCCGGAATCGCTGGCGCTGCCGACGACGAGCCCCTGGCCGATGGTCACCCGCGTCGCCAACGCGCCGGCGACCATCGTCCGCAGTATCAGCGCCGTGTTCTCGGAGCCGTTCGTCGGGTCCAGCAGTTGCGCCACGATCTTGGCGGCGGTCCGCTGCACCCCGGTCGACGAGCGTGCCAACATCACCAGCGCGCCCAGCATGTCGTTCGCCGCCGGCGAGCCGGAGTTGCGGTCGAGGCTGAGCAGCGGCCCTTCGCCTGCGCCGGCGTCGGTCGAGCTGATGGTGCCCATGCCGCCCAGCTGCAGCCACACCGCCGCGCTGCTGGTCGGATCGGTGCAGACGAACCAGCGGTTGCCGACGACGTTGATCCACACCGAGCCGCGGACGTAGCCGTCGGCGGCGTCGTCGCCGGTGCCGGGATCGGTGGTCGCGCCGTAATTCTGCTCGATCGTCCAGCCGCTGTTGGCGCCGTTGCGGCGGTAGAGCAGCTTCGCCGTGTCGTTGCGCCAGCGCAGGAACGGGTACGCCGGCGACGGCGCGGTGTTGCCTTCGCACTCGGTCGCCAGCGCCTGCAGGTTGGTGTTCAGCGCGGTGCGCACCAGCAGGCCGGACTGGCCGCCGGCGACAGCGCCGAGGTCGCTCGCTTGCGTCATCACGATACCTCGTCGGCGTAGAGGGCGAGTTCGGTCACCCGCGGCGTGAAGGCGGGATCGTCTGTCGAGAGCCAGCACTCGATGCGGCCGACGGCACGTGCGGTGATCTCGCCGGCGTCGATGCGCATCGCCGGTCCCCAGGTCGGCGTGCCGGCCGGATCGTCGTCGGTCAGCTGCCCCCAGAGTTCGGCGTCGACCACGGCACCGGCACTGCCGTCGAAGTCCGCCCACTCGTCGACGCCACCGGCCCGGTCGTCGAAGCGGTCGGCCAGCGATGCCGCCTCGACCAGCATATGACTGGTGATCCGCATCGGCCGGACTGCACGGAAGTCCATGCCGGCGTCGAACTTGTAGACGCCCTCGGTCGCCACCAGCGGCCCGGCGACGTCCCACAGGCCGAGCGCGTCGGTGTCCGCCGCCGTGTCGAAGTCGCCGGTCGACAACTGCAGGACGCCGCCGGCGGCCTCGCAGTTGCTCTTCGCACCGGGGAAGTCCGGGTTCTCGCGCAGCTGGTCGACGGCGACGAACGCCAGCGCGCTCGCCTGCTTCGAGGTAATGCTGGCGACATCGACGCTCTCGCGGCCGTCGGCGTCGTAGACCCGCGCCATGTAGCTGCCGGGCTTCAGCGGCAGCCAGACCAAGGTCTGGTCGCCGGCGACGGCGTTGCCGATCGAGGTCGAGTTCGCCCAGCTGGCGCCGCTCAGCAGCGGCGAGTGGCGGAAGACGATCGAGCCGCCGATCTGCACGTCGAGATCAGGGGCCACGTCCCAGCGCAGTAGCGCCTGCCCGCCGGCGGCGGCGAGCGACAGGTTCTGCAGGCCGATCGGCGCCGCCTCGCGGCCGACGACCCAATAGCCGTTGACCTCGGTCAGCGGCGAAGCGGCGTAATCGGCATGCGTTCGCTGCAGCCGGAAGTCGTATGTCGAGCCGGAGCGCACGCCGATGATCGCGATCGACGTGTCGGTATGCTCCTGAACGGGCGCCGTCAGCCACCCGCCGTCGGTGCCGGTCAGTCGCATCAGCACATGGAAGTTGGTCTCGGCGACCGACGCCGGTGCCACGCCGAACAGCACCCGATCGACGAACGAGCGACTGGAGGTGCGCAACGCCACCGTCGCGTCGGAGATCATGCTCAGCACCACCGGCGCCGGCAGTCGCCAGCCGCTGCCGACGCCGCTGTCGTAGACCGGCATCGTCCCGGTCTCGGCTACGTGCACGCCCGGCGCTTCGGCGATCAGCGTCAGCACCGCCGAGAGGTCGGCACGCGGTTCGATGTCGCGCACCAGCACGCGCAAGGTCTCGCGGCCCAGCTCGCCGACGGCGACGAGGTCGCCTGGCGCCGGCGCGTCCGCCAGCAGCGGCGGCGTGGCGAAGCTCAACGTCGCGGCCTCGCCGACCACCGTCGCCAACGGGTAGAGGTCGATCCGCTGCGCGCCGCCGACGATGCGGCGCGCGCGCAGCGCGTAGGAGTGGCCGGCTTCGAACACCATCGCCGCGTCGAGGATGACGCCCAGCGCCAGCGTGCCGGCGAGGTTTGCCGTCACCGTCCGAACGCGCGCCGATCCCAGGCCGACGGCGATGACGTCGTGCTGCAGGGCGACCAGGTCGCCCCGTTCGCAGCACAGGTGCTCGAAGTCGACGGTGATCTTGTGCACCTCGCGGCGCAGCCGCTGCTGCGCCAGATGGAACCGACCTTCCTTCCACGCCTGATCGTGGTCGTCGATGCCGAGCCACTCGATGCGATGGATCCGCGTCGCGTTCGATGCGTCATAGCCGTCGTCGTAGACCACCAGCTCGTCGTCCATCTTCCATTCCCTGGCCGCGTTGACGAAGCCGATGCGGTAGCCGTGCGGCATCCGCGCGTGGCTCATCTCGCCCTGGTAGTCCCAGCTGTTGCGCGGGCTGAACATCCGGATCGGCGCCGTCTTCGGCTCGTCGATGACGACGGAGAACTTCAGATCGCGCAGGCTCGGGACGGCGTGGCCGATCAGCGCGATCTTCGAGAGCGCGTCCCACAGCGATCCTTTCGCCTCGATCACGCCGTTGAACTCGCGCGCCGCCGGCCGGGTCAGGCCGTCCCAATATGCGAGGCGGTCGAGGTCGATCTGCGCATCGGTCGCCGGCCGCTCGCGTGTCGGATGTTGCAGTGCATGCCGGCACAGCGCCGCCGGCTGCGACGTCGGCCGCCAGATCCAGGTGCCCGTCGCCGCGTCCCAGTCGCGGGCGATGGTCCGGGCGACGACGTTGAACTCGTCGAGGCTGCCGCTGAGCTGTCCTGACGCCTTGATGCGGATCGCCATCAGCGCCACGCCGGGGATCGGCAGCAGCGCGCCGGCATTGCTGGCGGTGAACGTCTTCAGTGCATACCAGGTGAAGTTGCCGAAGTTGCGCTGCTCGTCGAACGCGCCGCTGCTGGCGGTGACCCGCACGTCGTACTGGCCGTTGGGATCGGCCGCCCCGAATCCGGCGGTTTTCCAGCGGTGGCCCCAGTAGAGCGGCGTCTGCTGCATCCCCGAGATCACCGTCTGCAGCACCGTCGTCCAGGTGTCCGCGCCTCGCGGCGACTGCTCGATGCGGATACCGGCCTGATTGATCTTCGGCTTGCCCGGCGGCTGGTTCTGGATGTGCACCAGCCCGCGCTCGAAGACGATGTCGATCGCCGCTTCGTCGCACTTGATCTGCGTCGTCCGCACCGCCGGCCCGGAGGTCGAGACGGCGATCGACAACCCTTCCTCGTAGACGTCGGACGGGAACAGCGCGAAGCCCTTGCCCTGGTCGAGATCCCAGGCGTCGGCGCTGGCCGCCGGATAGAGGCCATTCCAGGTGATCGTCTGGCCCGCCTTGAACGCGACTTCGGCCACCGTGCCGGCGACGCTTACGGTCCAGCTGTCGCCGAATGCCGGCGTCGTCGGAAACGCGCCGGACGCAGCCGACCACGACCCCTTGTCGGTCAGCGACCAGTAGCCGCGGCGAAACTCGGTCTCGACGCCCAGGAAGTTGTCGAGCAGCGTTTCGCCGACGCGGATCTCCTCGATCTCGATCGGTCCATGCGAGATGGCGAACATCGCCCGCCAGTACATATCGCTGCCGACCTGCTCGCGGTACGGCAGCGCCGCGTACGGCGGCGTCAGCTTGAAGCGCCCCAGCAGGAACGGCAGTTTGCCCCAAGGGTCGGGCTGGTTGCGCGCGCCGGTGATGGCGTAGGTCGGCGAGCTGTTGCCGTAGTTCTTCGACACCTCGGGCACGGGCGCCGGCAGCAACGCATTCAGCGCCAGCGTGCCGGCGACCGACACCGCGGCGCCGGCCAGCGCGCCGGCCAGCCCGGCCATCGTCGCCCCCCACACCGGCGCCAGGGCGCCCGCGGTCAGCACGGTGGTGACGACGGCAACGACGGCGATCACCGCCATCAGCGCGATGCGAAGCGCGCCACCGCCGCCGCCCGGCAGCAGCCGGATCGACAGCAGCGCGCCCGGCTTCGGCCGCACCCGGTGCCAGTCGGCCCGGGCGATCATATGCTCGCCGATGCAGGCCAGCCCGTGCGCGCGCAGCAGTGGGTCCGGCTGGATGACCTCGACGATCTCGGCGATCGAGAGCCCGGCCGGCACGACGTAATCGACACGGCGGCCGTCGAACGGATGCGGGCACGCCGAGACCCGCAGCTCGCCGGGTCGGGTCGCGGTCGGGTGGTCAGCGGTCATCGTCGAGTTCCCGATGGCGCCAAAAGCCGGCGACTCGGCTGCGCACGGTCCAGGCGTTGCGGTAGTCGACCAGCAGTGCTGCGGTGGCGCGTTCGACGTGGATCAGCCATCCCGGAGCGACGACCAGGCCGGCGTGGATCGACATGAACTGCACGCCCCCCGGCATGCGCACCGGCTGCGTCAGCTCGACGACGTCGAACGCCCGTTCCGCCGGTGGGGCGATCCGTCGCCACGGCCCCTCGATCTTCTGTTGACCGGCCAGCCCGAGCACGCCCGCCAGATTGGCTTCGCTCGCGTAGGCCGTCGCCCAACACGGCAGATCGAGGCCGGCCTGTTCGGCGAGGATCAAACGGACCAGCCCCCAACAGTCGCAGCCGGTACGATCGCGGCCGAGATCGACGAACGGAATACCGACGTACTCGCCGGCCCACGCGGGCGGCTGGCTCATCTCAGGGCCACAGCCCCTTGAACCGCCCGTCGAAGGTGACGTAGGGGAACTCCTCCATCGCCATGTCGTCGACGGCCAGCCCGCCGGTGATGCTGCCGACGTCGATCTGCGAGGACGTCCACTCCAAACCGGCCCATTCGCGCTCGACGAAGTCGGGGTCGGCGCTGCGGACGATGCGGATGGTGAGCGACGGCGGCGTCGTCAGCCCTCGCAGCACTGCGACGATCTCCTGGCTGGTGTTGTCGATGCGCAGCTGCGCGCGCGGTGCCCGGCCTTCGGTGTCGTCCGGCAGGATCAGTTCGAACGGGAACGACTGATAGGCGTCGCCGCCGGAGATGGTGGCGACGCCGTCCGAGGTGAAGCGCAGCGGATCGTCCAGATCGGCGTGGTCGAGGATCAGCAGCACCAGCCAGGCGGTGCCGGTTTCTTGCGCCGAGAGTTCGGCGACGACGTCGGCGGAAAGGGTCACGGCAGCATCTCCATGACGAGGTTGAGCTTCCAGGCGAGGCCGCCGTCGATCGCCTCGTATGTCGGGGACTCGGCGATGCGAAACGAGCCGGCAACGCCCGAGACCGGATGCGTCCAGCCGAACGAAAGCGCCCGCCCCTTGATGTCGTCGTCGAGGAAAGCGCGGAAGGTCGTCAGCTGCGCCGGCGTCAGCCGGAACGCCATCTGCAGACGGGTGACACCCGCCGTCGCCCGGCGACGGGTCTTAGCCGGCCCGACGTCGGTCTGCGAGCGGACGACGAGGTTCGGCGGCGTCTCGGCGAAGCCGTCGCCGAGCGGCCGCTGGGGTAGCGTCGCGGGCCAGGCCGGCATCTCAGCGCGCCCGCACCGGGGTGGCGGCCTGCGCCAGAGCCCGGTTCAGCGTGCTGCCCGGCCGGGTCGCACGCGCGGCCATCGCGTGTTCGATTGCGTCGATCATCACGTCGATCCGCAGGTTGCCCTGGTCGTCCTTCTTTTCCTCGGTCGTCACCTTCGAGCCGTTGTTGTTGATGACGTTGACGGTGACCTGCGGGCCGGCGCCGATGACACCGAGGTTGCCGGCTTTCGTCCGCCGCAGCGGCATCACCGCCTCGGGCCCGGCCTCGCCCATCAGCCCAGTGCCGCCGTGCGCCATCGGAAACAGCGTCGGCCGATGGACGATGCCGCCGCGGGCGAACGGGACGACGTTGCCGGCGTCGAACACGGCACCGCGTGCGGCCAGCATGTAACTGGTGTCGATCGCGCCGCCCTCGCCGATGCCGGACGTCGTCAGGCCCTCGGCGCCGCCGCCGCCACCCAACAGCCCGGCGAGCAAGCCACCGAGGCTGCCGCCGGCGCTACCGCCGCCGGCCGCCGACGAGATCGCCCCGACCATCGCCGACATCGCCTGGCCGATGACGCCGACCAAGCCCTGCCCGGATTTGCTGAGATCGCCGGCGGCGCCGGACGCACCCAGTTCGCCGGCGGAATCGGCCAGCTGCTCGGCCGCGGCGGAGGTCTTGGCCGCCGCGTCGTCCGACGAACTGAACAGCCCGGAAAGCCAGTCGCCGATGCCGCCGGCGGATGGGGCACGGGCCTCCTTCGCCAATGCCGGGCCGGTCAGGTCGGCGAGCGTCATGCCCTGCACCCGCTCGAACTGCGTCTGCGTGACCGGCTCGCCGGTCGAGGCGAACAGGCCGCTCAATGTCGGGGCGATGCTGCCGGTCAGCGAAGCGAACGCGCCTTCCAGCGGCGTGGTGACGGTCTGGCGGATCAGGATCTTCTCGATGTCCTGCGCCAGCCCCTGCAGCACCTCGCTGAACTTCTTGCCGCCGGCGATCGCGTCCTCGAACGCCGAGGTGAACGACAGCCCGAGCTGGTTCGCCGCCTCGGTGACGTTCCTAGTCGAGAACAGATTGTCGTCCTGCGCCTTCGCCAGCGCCTTGATGTGCTCGGCATCGCCGGCCGCCGCCTGCTCGCGCATCGCCTGTTCGCGGGCGTAGCCGATCAGCGACCGCTGTTGTTCATAGGTGCCGCCGCCGGCTTCGATGTCGGCGATCTTCTGCTGCAGCTCTTCGGTCAGCGCCAGCGTCTGCCGACCGGTCGCCCGCAGGCCGGCGATGCGCTGGCTGGCGATGTCGTCGCCGATTTTCGCCAGCTGTTCCTGCAGCTCCTTGGCGGCCTCGGCGAGCGCCACGTTCTTGTCGTGGTCGATCTTTTCCAGCTGTTCGGCGAACGTTGCCTGGATCAGTTCCTTCGCTTCCGCCAGGCGGCCGGCGTCTTTGATCTCGGACTCGGCGGTTCGCACGTCTTGCTCATAGCGGGCGGCCAGCGCTTCCTCGACGTCGCCGGTCGCCTGCAGGTACGCTTGCTTCCACTTGGCGATCGCGGCGATCTCTTTCTCGACCTGCGCCGCCGCCTTGTCCGCCACCGCTCGCGCCTTCTGCGCCGCGTTGGGGTCGACCGGCGGCAAAATCGTCATCGGCGCCGGCGGCACGGCGGCGGGCGAGGCAGACGCCGTCGGCGGCTCGGCAGCAGCCGGGCCGGCTTCGAGACCGGTCGCCCGGCGCAACGTGCCGCGCATCGCCTCCAGGCTTGCCCAGGCTTTCGGATCGAGCACCTGCTCCCAGAAGTGATGGCCGGCCTCGGCGGTGCGCAGGAACCAACTCTCAGCGTCGAACAACGCCTGCTTCAGCTCCAGCATTGCCGTCTTGACCTGCACCGCTCCTTCGGCGCCGAGCTTGTCGAACTGTCGATTGAGCAACTCGCTGCGGTCGTTCAGATCACCCAGGGCCTTCGCCATCGGATCGAGCGCCTGGTCGTTGAAGTCGATCCCGGACTCGCGCAACGCCGCCAACGCCGGCACCAACCCCTTGCCGGCCCTGCCGACCAGATCCTGCACCTGCGACGACGTGATGTCGGTGTTCCTGGCAATCTCGACCAGCACCTGGCTGGCGTCGCCGCCGTGCTTCGCCAGGAACTCCATCGACACTCCCGCGGCCGCGAACTTCTGCTGCGCGTCGGCGCTGCCACCCGCGGCCTCGGCGATCGTCGCGCGCAGGTGTTCGAGCGCGCCGCGCGCTTCTTCGGCCGAACTGGCGTTGGCGGTGAAGACGTCCTCGATCGCCGACAGCGCGGTGGCGCTGGTGCCGATCCGTTCGCTGGCGTCCTTCAGTTCCGCGAACGTCCGTGCCGCCTTGTCGGCTTGCCGGATCGCCGCTCCGAATGCCACGACGACCGCGCCGATCCCGGCGGCGGCGAGCAAGCCGCGCGGCCCCAGCGTCTCCAGCACGTTGCCGACCGTTCCGGCCTGTCCGCTCAGTTCGCCGAACTTGCCCCTGAGTTCGTCCGACGCAGCACCCAGCGCCTTCAGCCCGGCCGACGGCGTCCGCCCGGCCGCTTCGATCCGCTTCAGCGCCTTCTCGCCGTCGGCGCCGAGCGCGCTAAGGCCCCGTTGAACCGCGTCGGCGTCTTTCAGGCTGAGGCGGACGATGACGTTCGACTGTGCCATTTGGTCGTTACCTCTGTCGTCACGGCTCGCTTTGCGTCCGTCGCATCGCCGCCAGCGCGCCGGCCTCGCCGTCGAGCAACAGGTATTCCAGCGCCTCGCTGTCGGCTTCCGCCGCCGACGGTCGCGCCATACATTCGGCCAGCTCCAGGCCCGCGATCGCCCCGTCCATGCCGGCCCGCCGCCACTGCCCGGCGCCTTCGGTCAGCAGCGCCCAGGCGATGGCCCCTTCGAGGCTTACGGGAGCGTGTTCGTCGTAGGGGCAGAGCCGTCCGTCCCACGAGTCTGGCCGTTGGCCAGCCCGAGGGCTGGCTCTGCCGCGTCGGCCGTCGGCACAGGCGGCGCCGCTGGCGCGGCAGTTGCCGCAGTAGCCGGCGCCGCCGCCGAAGTGCCATTCGGCGCGGCGCCGGATGCGTTTCCCTCGACGGCCAGTTCGGTGATGTCGCGCAGGTACTCGATCTCGAACCGCTCGGCGATCAACGGGTGGCCGCAGATCAGGGCATCGGCCGCCTCGGGCGTCAGCGGCGCCGGATCGCCGGCATCGTCGCCGACGCCGTCCCAGCCGGTGATCCCGTGCCGCGCCAGCGCCTGCAGCAGGAACTGGTCGCGCAGCCCGCGCATGCCGTCACGATCGTGCGGCGCGGGGACATCGAGAACCGAACCCCCGGCCGCGTCGATCAGACCGATCTCGGCGGCCAGTTCCCGCGCCCGGCGTTCGGCGGAATGGATCGCCGCCCGGTAGACGGCGAACGACAGCGGCTTCAGCGTGACGGTGACGCCGAAGCCGAGCGCGACGGTGCGCGACTCGCGTGGACGGCCGAGGCGGATCATGTGTAGCTCCCGACGTCGTTGACCAGGGTGACCTTCAGCATCGAGTCGGCGCTGGCGTCGAAGGCGGCGCGCCAGTCGTAGCCGGCCTCGACGCCGCCCGGGCCGGCGATGGAGTATTTGGGCTTCGGCAGGAAGACGCGCGCCATCTCGAACTTCAGCAGCGCGGTGCCGGCGGTGGTGAAGCCGTATTCGAGCACCAGCGGCGCGCCGGATGCGGCTTCCGCGACCAGCGTCGTACCGTCGAAGCGGACGGTCATCGAGCCGCTGCAGGCGGCGATGGTCGGGTCGGCGCCGTCGATCTTGCCGTCGGGGCGGATCGTCCGCACCCGCTCCAGCGTGTTGCTGAACAGGAACGAGCCGGCGGTGACGGCGGCGAGCTGCACACCGCCCTTCTTGATGTAGCCCAGCCCGCGCGAGAAGCGCCCGGGCGCGAAGGCGGTCAACGGCGTCGTGTCGATCGTCGAGCCCGTCGACGTCTCTCCCTGGGCGACCAGCGCCACCTTGCCGTTGGCGGGGCCCTCGGTTCCCAGGTCGAAGGCGAGGCTTTCCATCGTCACGCCGACATGGCGGAAGAACACCGGTGTCGTCAGCTTCGGGTGGCCGATCTCCAGCGTATACGTCGGGATTGTGTCGCCGCCGCTCTCCCAGACGTGGGTATAAGGACCGATGCCGGCCGTCGTCGGGTCGCCGAACAGTCCGGTTAGCCAGAAGCCGGTGCTTCGCTCGTCGAGCGGAATCTCGACGCTGCCTTCGTCCGTCACCAGTCCGCGGTAGGGGTCCTGGGCATTGCGGCCGTATCCCAGCAGCGGGTCGTCGGCGAGCGGGATCTCGGCGGATAAATCAGTCGACTTGAAGGCCAGCGGCTGGTAGCCGTTTGCCGGCGCGGTGCCGTAGATCGTCTCCCGGGCGGCCAGCAGCGAGCTGTCCGCCCCATAGGCGCGGGG